TCACCCTTGAGCCTTCCTGAATGCCGCGGTGGTAGCGGCAGCAAGATCTTCCCTCTGACCGTCAAGCTCGTGCCGATACACTCCAGCAGTGTCCATGTTCTTGCTGTGACCGACCAGCATCTTCAGCTGGCTGTCGGTCAATACGCCGGATTCAATGCTGACGAAAGTGTGCCGCATCTCATACAGCGTGACCTGAGGCTCAATGCCATTGTCACGCTGGTACTTCTTCCAGCGCTTGAATAAAGCTCTCTGGTTCGGGATCTGGAACAAAGGGGTGGTATAGTTCAGCGGGATATCGGAAGCCTTCAGCAAGGCCACCTGCGCTTCGTAGGCCTCATGGGCTTCCTCGCCCATGTCAAATGAGCGAATGGCGTTTTCGTTCTTGCCGGTGGTTTCCTCATCCAACCGGTTGATGCTGCGGCGCAGATTGACCGTGTTCCCTTTGATGTCACCATACCAGAGCCCCACAAGTTCACCCGGGCGTACACCTGTAGCAACTGCAAACCGGTAGGCATAGATATACTCGTCAAAGACCAGCTTGCCATAGTAAAGGCGAGTGTCCACATCAAACAGAACTTTCAAAGCGGTCGGCTGTAAGATCTTTTTCTTCCCCATGCGGGCATTCTTCGGGATAGACAGCTCAGGGAACATCGTACTGTACCTGTTCCGGCGGCACCATTTCAAAAAGCTGATCTCCGTTGAGCGGATAGTCATAAGGGTCTTACGGCTCAAAGGCTTGTCGCTTGACCTACGCTGACGCTCCTTTTTAAGGCATCGCTTTTTGAAAGACATATTGATGGCCTTTTGCAGATCGCCTTCGGTCAGCTCGTCAATGCGGATGTCCCCACAGACAGGCAGAATATAGTAATCTCCGTATTTCTTGCACTGCTCAACATAGGACGTCCCGCAAGTCAGCTTCAGTTCTTCTACCCACTGGGCATAGAGGGTAGCTACCTTCTTCTTGCCGTCCCGGATGCTGTCGTCAAGCCATGCATCCGCTTTTGCGTTTGCTTCCCGTTGTCCTGTTCGGCCCGGCGTACTGCTGTAAAAGCGCTTGCGGGTGCCGTTCTTCTGAACTGCGATGCACCAGCGCTTTTCCTTCTCGACCCAAAACGCTGTGTTCGTTCTCTTTTTCATTGTTTTCACCTCCAAAAGGGTACACTTTGACAAGCCTGCCCTTTTGGGGTATAATCGCATTGCTAGGTGTGCGATGACCTCGTAAGGGCGAGCCGCTTACTTTACGTCCTGCCGGTTGCGCCCGGCGGGGCGTTTTTGTTTTGCTTAGATATTATCAGGATGCCTTCCGACCTTCTGCTTTGCCGCTGGAAATGTAGTGCTCATAGTATTTTGCATTATCATCTCCAAAGGCGGCAACCAGATCCGGATTATTGGCCTTGTAAGCTGCAAGGTTGAACTCCGCGCTGCCCTGACGGCCTTCCTTCATGCCGCTGTTTACAAAGTGTTCCAGATACTTCCACTGGTTATCGCCAAACAGTGCCGCCAAATCCGCATTATTAGTCTTATAATACTGATAATTGTAGACAGGAGCGTACTCCTTCATCATAGCGTTATACGGTTTATAGGTTAAGGTGGTCATGTAGTGGCCAGAATACAGTTCTTTCTGTGAAAGGGTCTGTTTTGTTCCATCCATATAAGTGACGACCGCCTTTGTGACCTTAATACTTCTGATGGAACTGTTGTACCACAGACAATCCCATTTATCCGTACGAAGGTAAGTCGCATTTTGAACTTCATCATCCGTCAAATAGGTCTGTCCCTGCGTTGCATCGACCCAAAGGTTCTCAACAAAGCAATTTCCGTATTGATCTACGTATACTGGCCAGAGAGAATTTTTGCCATCATCGATGGTGTAATTATGAGTCAGCTCTCTGTAAGTCTTAAAGGGGTTAGAGTCACTCATGCCGATTTTGGTGATAGTGTGCAGCGTCGAATCTGTGTCGATCGCAAACGTTTCAATTGGCCCAGTTACTTCACCAACAGCAGAAGAATACCCTCGAATCGTACAAGAGACCGGATCACCGACGGCGTTATAGGGAACCATCGTAAAATCAATATACTTGATGGTTTTACCAGAATTATTTCTGTAACCAATTGAGGGAGAAACGCCACCAATAGAATCCGTGTTTATGCGTGTTACCATGACCTCGACCGCAGGCTTTGCCGCAAAGGCACCGCATGCGAGAATCGTCATCAGCGCCAATGTAAAAACAACGCCTAAAAGCCTTTTTGCTGACTTTTTCATGATTTTCTCCTTTTCTGTTGAAAAAATCCAAATTTATTGTGGATTTTTCGAACCTTTTCAGTTGTCAAAAATTGTTGCACGCAACTCCTAATGGTTGTATAATGTTCTCGAAAATAAAACTGCTTTGGAGGGTAGCAACATGACACGACAAGATTACATTACCGCTATTCTGAAACTGCTGGAAAAGGCCGATTTCCGCCAGCTGCGGCTTGTGTGGGTGTACGCAAGCCACCTGATCGGATGAGCCGCCAGCCACCACGCGAGGGAAGCCTTTACGGGCTTTCCTCTTTTTTTTGCGTCAATTTTTCGGCCATACGTTCCAGCAGCTCCCAGTCCGCCGGGCTCAGACCCGCCAGCATTTCAACAAAGCGCTTTTTAAAGGTGTCGCTGTCATCCTTGGTCAGGTCTGCCAGAAAAGCGGCCACCTGCTCCGACTGGGTGTCCTGCACAAACATTTCGCCCTCGCCGGTGCGCAGCCACGCTTCCCGGACACCAAACTCCCGGCAGATGTCGCTGATCGTTCGGTCGCTGGGGGTTCTGGAGCCATTTTCAAGCATCCATAAATAATTACGGGAGAGATTGATTCTGTCCGCAAACTGTTCCTGCGTCAAGCCTTCGTGTTTTCGGACGGCTTCGATTCTTGCGTTCATTTTGTTCACCTCCTTTCTGTTCTCTTCAATTCGTATTATATTCCGTAAATCTAACTGCGTCAACATTTATTTTTAACCTTCTTCAAAATTCAGGCTTGAAAAATCTAACAGAGTATGCTATATTGTTCTCACGGAGTTAGCAAGTCAAAGCTAATCAAGTCAACAAAAAGAGGTGAAGAAAATGACCATCAAAATCACCGGCAGTCCCAAAGAGGTTGCCGCTCTTGTATTGGCATTGCAAGAGCAGAAGCCTCAGGAGCAAAAGCCCCAAGTCATCAACCAGTTTATAAATGACCCCGCCCCTGTTGCTAACGATACACCAGACAATGAGTTTATGCTCAAACGTGATGGAGTTAGACTGCAACACTATATGGGTTCAGAAGTCGGCCATATCCTTCATTTAATGGATTTGGCCGAAGACAAGCTCAAAATGAAGTTTCTGACCTCCATTTTCCTGTCTGGCATCGCATTAGCAATCAGCCTTATCGTCCTTGCCACATCGTAAAAATGGAGACAAACAGGCTCACAACTGATATGACAATGGCCAGATTCGCACGTCTTTCGGTTCGGACAGAATGCTTATGGCCCGTCAACGCCACTCGGCCACCGGCACCTATCGAGTAAAAATAAGTGACGTCCCTCAGCATTCTGTCCAGCTCTCGCGCTTCCGGGTCATCACTTTCCCCTTTGAGCACCATTTCGTGCTTTTCCATCCACTGCAATGTATTGGAATCAGCCGGAACCCCATCGTTGCGCATCTCATCAATTGAGAACCATTTGCCCGGATGCTCATTCAGGAACTCCAGCACTTTCAGCGTCTTTTTATCAAGCATTTTTTACACTCCCTTCCGCTCAAGTATACCGCAGATGGGAGCACGCCACAACCCACCCGATGATGGCCGCATGGCAGCGGCCGAAACCATTCCGGCAACACCGCCGGGATGGTCGTGGGAGCCACCCACAGAAAGGAGTGCTTAGTATGGCACGCAAGAACAATTCCCTGTACCCCGCCATGTATGGCCTGACGCAGCAGGACGTGGAGCGCGTGATCCGCATCCACTCCATGTGCAAGGACATGGACGAGGACGCATTCGAGCAGATGGAGACCGCTGCGGCATCCATCAATCTGGTGGCCAGCCTGAAGAAGCTGGACAACCGGCCTGTGGCGTGAAAGGAGAGAACCGCATGACCGACATCACCCTATCCAACAAGGAGGTGAACAACGTGAACAACAACAAAAAGCCCGACGAACCGCTGGAACCGGAACGCCGGGCACTGAAACGCTTTATTGATGAGAACTGGCACACCATTGCACTAGCAGCGGCCACAACCATTGCAATCCGTTTATTGCTAGGTTGGTAACAACACTGACAGCGATAGGAAGCCAGAGCGATTCAAAAAACTGATTTTTTCTTTTTTCACGCTGGTAGTCTCTATATGTGTCATAGAAATCCGCGATATGGAAGTGATGCATATTAAGACCTTCTTCGGTTTCCATTGGTCTTATCAGCCCATAAAGATAAAGCTGCCATACATCATCTTGATTACACTTCATATCTGGATTTTTTTGAATCTGTTTTAGCAACTCTTTTTCCTTTTTTGTCAGTACAATCCGCTCACACTGTTCTTTTCGTTCCATTTTTACACCTCCCTTCTGCTTCTCTATTCTACCGCAGAAGGGAGCCACCAACAAGGAGGTATATCTTCACCATGACCGACATCATCTTATCCACCCAGAACGGCGAACCGGTAGCATCCAGCCGGGACGTCGCCAAGCGCTTCGGCAAGGAGCACAACCACGTTATGAGGGATATTAAAGCTCTCGAAGAGGGTGTGTCCAAAAATGGACAGACCCCCATGTTCTTCAAGACCGAATACACCCACCCGCAGAACCACCAGAAGTACCCCATGTACCTGATGAACCGGGACGGCTTTTCGTTGCTGGCGATGGGCTTTACCGGCAAGGAAGCCGTGCAGTGGAAGCTGAAGTACATCGAGGCCTTCAACCAGATGGAAAAGCAGCTGGCCGCGCAGCACAAAGAGCAGCGGGCCGTGCAGGATGCCAACATCCAGAACGCCATCGACCGGGTGATCGAAGCCCGGAAGAAGCTGGACGAGAACACCGCTTTTCTGGACGAGTGCCGCAAGAACCGCGAGGACAGCAAGGCCAAGTACATGCAGGTCAAGGCCCTGTGCGGCGAGTTCAAGGCCATTTACGGCCAGCATTGCGACACGGTGCGCACCATGGAGAACGTGGTGCGCGGCTCCCAGAGCTACCTCACCAGCGCCATTGACAGCCTGACCATCGTTGCCAAAGGCTACCCGTTCTACGCTGCCCTCATGGACAGCCTGCTGGATGGGCTGCCCGCCGAAAAGAAGGAGGAATAAAATGTTGAACACATCAACCATTCGCGGCACCTTCCGGCAGATTCCGTACTGAAAGCTGCGGGGCCGGTTCCACAGCTGCGGGTTCCGGGATCAGGAGATTGCAAATGCAATCGGCATCGGAACTGACACAATGAGCAAGCGGATGAACGGGAAGCAGCCTTGGACAAGCACTGAGATCGCAGAAATTTGCAAGACGCTTGATATCCCGCAGGATGAAATCGGGGAGCTGTTCTTCCCTACTGTTGAGAAAGGAGAATCCGCATGAGCAAACCTTACACCCTTGCATCCGAGCGGACCGACGCGCCCAACGGATGCGCATACGTAGCCCCGCTGCTGACCTGCGCATGGTTCCGGTGGGAAAACTGCCGCGATTCCGGCCAGTACCTGACCGGCGCGGAGGTTGCAGCATTCAAGCCCACGAACATCCAGATTTTTCATGACGGTGCCTGGCACCCCGTTGCCGCCTTTTATGGTGCTGTGTGTGCACCTGTAGACGATTATCTTCAGGAGGTAGGAGCATGAAGCTTGAAAGTGAATACGTTCTGCGGTCTGCCGCTATTTTGGCGCATTCAGCGCTTGATGATGCCAGTGCTGTAAACTCTGCGCTTCAGTATGGCGGGACGCCCGACCAGATGGCTGCCGTAAAGAAAACTGCTCAGGCGGCCAATGATGCAATCGATCATGTGCAGAACCTTCTCTATATTTTAGCTGATTTGGAGGGCATATCCTTATGAGAATCAAATCCGGCGTGTGGTATTGGCTGGCCGTGGCCAGCGGGGCCGTGGGCCTGCTGTACGGCATGGGGCTTGAGGGCAGCTTCCAGACCGGCGGCACCGTCTCGGACGGTGCGTTCATCACGGCCATGGTGCTGATCCTGCTGGCGGTATTCTTTGCCCGGCTGGGCTTTGCCGCCGAAGCACGTGAGAAACGCCGCCGCAAGGTGCACCAGCAGCCCCGCAACACCGTGAAGAGCGGTAGGAAGGCGGGCTGACACCACCCATGAATAAAGGAAAGCACTTTACCCGCGTTTGTTTGGACTGCGGCAAGGTGATGGAAAATGTTGCTGGCAACCTGCGCTTTTGCGCTTCCTGCCGCAGAGAGCGCCACAACCAATATTGCAGGGATTACAGGGCGCATAATGAAAAACCTGCCAGCGTCATGTGGTACACCGTCTGGGATGCCAAAACCGGCGATCTGCTGGCATCCGGCACGTCTGAGACGTGTGCCAGGCGGCTGGGCTACAAGAGCGCGAACAGCTTTGCGTCTGCCGTCAGCCATGGGCTCAGCGGCAGCCATCGAACTTACAAGTACACATTTGCGCGGGAACGTATCGACCGCAGCGAGGTGGACAGCCTGCCGCCGGTACGCACTATACGAAAAAAGCCCGCCGGTGCGCCAACACCGACGAGCTGCAAGGGATGATGAATTTGAACGACTTCATCACCCCGATGATATCACAAAATCGGAGGTTTTACAATGAAAGGAATTTTGATCGAACCGGGCAAAGAACCGGTAGTCACCACCCTGCCGGACACGCTGCAGGGCATCGAAGCACTGCTGCGGTGCCCCTGTGAGCAGAAAGTCCTGCCACGCACCCCGGCAGTGCTGGTGTACGGCATCATGGGCAGAGACCTGAACCGTATCTATCGCGGCCAGCATATCTACGGGCCCATCCTCTGCTACGGCTGGAAGGGCAACAACATCCAGCCCATGAGCAAGGATGTGCAGGCCGAGATGCTGGACCGCCTCAAGGACACGGAGGTGCGGGTATGACTACCTATATCTGCAAATGCGGACGGCGAGTGAAGAAATCCACCGATACCAGTACCACTGGCAACCGTCTGTCTGGCTATGCACCCGGCCATGAGTGCTGGGGATGCCCCTACGCCATGCCATACGGAAACTTTCAATGGGACGAAAGTGCTAAAACTGTCGCCATGGAGACTCGGGGCTATGAGTGTCGGATGAGCAAGACTCTCACTTATGCATCAGAATTCTCTGGCTCCATCAAGGACAAATGCACCTGTCGAGTGCACAGTTTGGACTTCGACTTTTTGTCTCAGATCTCCGCATGGATCAAAGATACTTATCCAGGCAGAGAGATTTTTGGCTCGTTTTCCAAAGATATTCGTGCATCGGACTATGGATTTGACGGCCGTTACTGCCTGACTATCACCTGCGCTCAGAATCTGAAAGGTGTTGCCGCAAAAAGAGAGCTGCTTGGTCAGTTTTTTACTCCGAATGGCAGCCGCAAGGACATGACACCGCAGCAGGAAATGGAAAAGATTCTTGCCGACATTAAAAAAGCAAAGGAGGTTTTCGCATGTGCACCTGCCCAGAATGCGGATGCTGCTGTGACTACGGCAGAGAATGCTGTCCCGACTGCCACAGCGGCAACGCCGACCACCTCGGAGAGCGGGGCGGATGCAAGCGCATCGACCCCCGCGACATCCCTGCAGAACTGCGAATCGGTCCCTGCCGCATCGGCGGGCGGTTCTTCTGCGCCACTTCTCTCAATGACTGGTGGTGCCCCGCAGGAGAAGCCCCTGACTTTCATTCGGGAGGACAAGTGCCCGGAGTTTGATTATTCCGGCCTGCCTGAACAGACCGTGGCGACCCTGCATCTTGCAGAAAACGGATATCTTCACGGCAAGAAACTGGCCGAAAAGGGTCTTGTTTACATGGGTGACAACATTGCACTGGCACACGATGAGCTGTGCGGAGTTGTCGCACAATGCGACAACTCGAAGCACGGCAACCGTGGAGAGGACAGTTTCCGTGCATGGTGCCTGCACATTGGCATCACCAAAGACAGCGCCTACCGGCTGCTGCAAGTCTCCGCACTGCTGGCTGACAGCAGCCCCCGGCAGCAGGCCATTCTGGAAAGCTTGCCGCCCACCCTGCTGTACGCCGTGGCAAAACCCAGCGCCCCGCCGGAGCTGGTGGAGAAGGTCAAGAACGGTGAGGTCACCACGAACAAAGCCTATCAGGATCTGCTCAAGGAAAACCAGCAGCTCCGCACCGACCGGGTGGAGGCCATGAACCAGGCAGACCGGGAACGAGCCCGTGCCGACCGGGCCGAATCCGAACGGGACAAGGCCCGTGTTGACCAGCTGAGCACCGCCAAGGATTGCAACCGGCTGGGTCTGAAGGTCTCACAGGAAAAAGACCGTGCCGACAAGGCCGAAGCCCGAGCCAAGGATGCTGAGAACCAGCTTTCCGGCTCCCGGCAGGTGGCCGAAGCGGCAAAGCTCCGGGCGGATAAGCTGCAGGAAGAAAATGCGGCCCTGAAAAAGCAGCCCATCGCCGCTGTGGTGGATGAGGAAGAGGTAGACCGGCGGGCAGGCGAAAAAGCTTACGAGATTGCGGCCGGAATGACTGCGGACTATAAGGCACAGCAGGAACAGGATGCCCGCGATGCCTACGACAGCATCATTCTGGCCGGGCGCTCCATCACAAGCATCGTTCAGTCCGCCAAAATGCAGTTCCGCAAATTGCCGGATGACCAGAGGGAGACCGCAATCAACCAGTTCGTGCACACACTCGCATCCGCTCAAGGGGAGGTATCCGCATGTCTGTAAAGATCATGGCCTTAGAGGCCGAAAACGTCAAACGCATCAAGGCCGTTGCACTCACGCCGTCGCCCACCGGGCTCACCCTCGTGGGCGGCAACAACAATCAGGGCAAGACCAGCGTGCTGGACGCGCTGGCATGGGCCCTCGGCGGCGACCGTTTCCGCCCGGACGCTGCCCAGCGGGACGGCGCAGTGGCTCCGGCGCATCTGAAGGTCAAGCTTTCCAACGGTGTGGTGGTGGAACGCAAGGGCAAAAATGCCAGTCTGACCGTCACTGACCCCACCGGGCGGCGCAGCGGGCAGCAGTTGCTGAACGCCTTTGTGGAGCCGCTGGCGCTGGATCTGCCCCGCTTCATGGAAGCATCCGACAAGGAGAAAGCCGACATCCTGCTGCGGATCATCGGCATCGGCACCGAACTCCACACCCGGGATCTTGAGATCAAGGCCCTGTACGACAAGCGCACCTTCACCGGCCAGCTGGCCGCGCAGAAAAAGCACTTTGCCGAAGAGCTGATCTCCTACCCGGATGCACCGGAGGAGCCGGTCAGCGCCTCCGACCTCATCCGCCAGCAGCAGGAAATTCTGGCCCGCAACGGCGAGAATCAGCGTCTGCGGGCACAGTACACAGAGCTTGAGCGTCAGGAGCAGCAGTGTGTGGCCGAACTGAAACGCACCCGTGAACGCATTGCCGAGCTGGAACAACAGTATCAGGAGCTCGACGCCAAGCACACCCGTCTGTTCAATCAGCGGAAAACCGCTCAAAAGACCGTCGCCCAGCTTCAGGACGAATCCACCGCCGAACTGGAAGCTTCCATCCGGGACATCGAAGAGATCAACCAGAAGGTGCGGGCCAATCTGGAAAAATCCCGGGCCGAGAACGAAGCCGCCCGGTATGCCAGCGATTACGACAAGCTCACCGAGGGCATCACGCAGAAGCGGGCCGACCGCATGGCCCTGCTGAACGGTGCCGACCTGCCCCTGCCGGAGCTGAGCGTGGAGGACGGTGCCCTTACTTATAAAGGCAAGCACTGGCGGGATATGTCTGGCAGCGACCAACTGCGGGTGGCCGCTGCCATCGTCCGCCGCCTGAACCCGGACTGCGGTTTTGTACTGCTGGACAAGCTGGAACAGATGGACATGACCACCCTGCAGGAGTTTTCCGCATGGCTGGAAACAGAACACCTGCAGGCCATTGCCACCCGGGTCTCCACTGGCAGTGAATGCCAGATCATCATTGAGGACGGCATGGTGAAGGATGCCGACCCCACCCTGCCGCCCGTCACCGAAAAGCCCCAGCAGAAAAGCTGGACGAAAGGAGCGTTCTAAATGAGCAAATATGCAGTTACCGCCGGCATCCAGACCTCGCCGGTCAAAACCGTGCTGTACGGCCCGGAGGGCATCGGCAAATCCACCTTTGCATCCCATTTTCCGGATCCTGTTTTCATCGACACCGAGGGCGGCACCAAGCGGCTGAACGTCAAGCGCCTGCCCCAGCCCACCAGCTGGGCCATGCTGTTGGATGAGGTGGCCGAGGTACGCAAGGGCAGTGTCCCCTGCGGCACGCTGGTCATTGATACCGCCGACTGGGCTGAACGCCTGTGCATTCAGGCCGTATGTGCCAAAGCCAAGGTGAACGGCATCGAGGATTTCGGCTACGGCAAGGGCTACACCTATGTTAAGGAAGAGTTCGGCAAGCTGCTGGACGCTTTGGAAGAGGTGCTGCAGGCCGGGCACAACGTGGTGGTGCTGGCCCATGCCGCTATTACCAAATTTGAGCAGCCGGACGCTGTGGGCAACTACGACCGCTGGAGCATGAAAACTTCCAAACAGGTGGCCCCGCTGCTGCGCGAGTGGTGCGATATGCTGCTGTTCGCCAACTATAAGACCGTTGTGGAAAAGGTGGGCGACGGCAAGAACGCCAAGAGCAAGGCCAGCGGCGGCAGGCGTGTACTGTACACCGCGCATCACCCCTGCTGGGATGCCAAAAACCGCTTTGACCTGCCGGAGGAAGTACCCTTTGACTATGCCAGCATTGCCGCCTGCATCCCCGGCGCAATGTCTGCACAGGCACCGAAACCGGAACCGCAGCCGCGTTCCCAGCCGGAAGCCGACATCCTGCCCAGCCAGCAGCAGGAAGCAAAGCCGGTGGCTCAGCCGCAGCCCGCACCGCTGCAGGAAAGCTACGAGAAAAATGTTCTGCTCAGTCTGGGCGTGCCGGAAAAGCTGGCCGCTCTGATGAGCGCCAACAAGGTCAGCTGTGAAGAGCTGCAGGGCGTTGTGGGCAAACGGGGCTATTTCCCGGAGGATATGCCCATCAAGGACTACCCTGCTGACTTTGTGGAGGGCTGTCTGATCGCCGCATGGCCGCAGGTGTTCCAGATGGTGCTGGATAACCGTGATATCCCGTTTTAACAGGCTCCCTCACGGAGGGAGCTGGCACGTGTAAGCGTGACTGAAGGAGTTTTATAATAAAGGAGTAACTACTTATGAACGACATGAATACCACCGACCGCGCCCTGAGCTGGGACGACGAATTTACCAACGAACAGCAGGAGTTCGTGCTCCTGCCCGAGGGCGATTACCCCTTCGAAGTCACCGGCATGGAGCGTGCCCGCTTTGATGGCAGCGCCAAGCTGCCGCCCTGCTCCATGGCAAAGCTGACCCTGAAGATCTTCGGCGGGGCCAAGGGCGACACCACCGTGACCCACCGCCTGTATCTCCACACCAAAACGCAGGGCCTGCTGGGCGCTTTCTTTGAGAGCATCGGTCAGTGCAAGCGCGGCGAGACCTTCCGCCCCCGCTGGAACGAGGTCGTGGGTGCCAAAGGCATCTGCAAACTGGGTGTCCACGAGTACACCAAGCAGAGCGGCCCCCACGCGGGTGAGACCGGCCAGAGCAACGAGGTGGCGCGCTTCCTGCCGCCGCCGGAACCCAAGGCCGCACCCACTCAGGGCTGGACGCAGGGGGCATTCTGATGGGGCAGGAACTGAGACCCTACCAGCAGCAGGCCCGCGACCACATTCATGCCGAGTGGGAGAACGGCCACACCCGCACCCTGTTGGTGCTACCTACCGGCACCGGCAAGACCATCGTGTTTGCATCGGTAGCTGCCGATCAGGTGCGCGCCGGTGACCGGGTGCTCATTCTGGCCCATCGCGGTGAGCTGCTGGAACAGGCAGCGGACAAGCTGCAGCGTTCCACCGGCCTTGTCAGCGCGGTGGAAAAGGCAGATGCCACCTGTCTGAATACATGGTTCCGCGTTGTCGTGGGCAGCGTGCAGACCCTGCAGCGCACCGCCCGGCTGGAACGCTTTCCTCATGATTACTTTGGCACTATCATCATCGACGAAGCGCACCACGCCATCACCAACGGCTACCGCCGCATCCTGGACTATTTCGGGGATGCAAAGGTGCTGGGTGTGACCGCCACACCGGACCGCGGCGACATGCGCAATCTGGGCGAGGTGTTCGACAGCCTTGCCTTTGAGTATAAGCTGACCGATGCCATCAAGGAGTGTTATCTGTGCAGGATCATGGCCCAGACCATCCCCCTGAAGCTGGACATTTCTTCTGTCACCATGAGCGGCGGGGACTACGCCGTGGGAGACCTCGGCACGGCGCTGGACCCCTATCTGGAACAGATCGCCGCCGAGATGGCCCAGCGCTGCAAAGGCCGCAAAACGGTGGTGTTCCTGCCCCTCATCAAGACCAGCCAGAAATTCCGCGACCTGCTGAACTCCCATGGATTCCGTGCCGCCGAGGTCAACGGCCAGAGCACCGACCGCAAGGAAGTGCTGGCCGATTTCGATGCAGGCAAATACAACGTGCTGTGTAACTCCATGCTGCTCACCGAGGGCTGGGACTGCCCCAGCGTGGACTGCGTTGTGGTACTGCGGCCCACCAAGGTGCGCAGCCTGTACAGTCAGATGGTAGGGCGCGGCACCCGGCTCTCCCCGGGCAAGAGCGATCTGCTTTTGCTGGATTTTTTGTGGATGACCGACAAGCACGAGCTCTGCCGCCCGGCGGATCTGGTCTGTGAGGACCGCGCCGTGGCCCGGCAGATGACCGAGAACCTTGCCCAGACCGGCTGCCCGGAGGACATCGAGGAAGCAGCCGTGCAGGCCAGCGAGGACGTAGTGACCCAGCGGGAAGAAGCACTTGCAAAACAGCTGGAAGAACAGCGCCGCAAAAAAGCCCGTCTCGTGGACCCGCTGCAGTACGAAATGAGCATTCAGGCTGAAGACCTTGCCGGATATGTGCCGGCCTTTGGCTGGGAAGCAGGCCCGCCCACCGAACAGCAGGCCGCCGCGCTGGAAAAGCTTGGCATCCTGCCGGACGCGGTGGAATCCGCAGGCAAGGCTTCCCTGCTGCTGGACCGGTTGAACAAGCGCCGCGCTGAAGGCTTGACCACACCCAAGCAGATCCGCGTGCTGGAACGTTACGGTTTCCAGAGCGTGGGCACATGGAGCTTCGATGCAGCCAAACACATGATCGACCGCATTGCGGCAAGCGGCTGGCGCGGCGTGCCCAAGGGCGTGAACCCAAAGACTTACACTCCTGCACAGGAGCCGCCCACATCAGACATTGACTTCGGATGGTAACGCGAATGGAACATGAAAATGAACTCAAGGAAGCATTGGACTTCGTATCCCCGTCCGCCCTGACCTATGACGAATGGCTCATGGTGGGCATGGCACTGAAGGATGCCGGTCTGCCCGTTACCATCTGGGAACAGTGGAGCACACGCGATGCGGGCCGCTATCACAAGGGCGAGTGCGTCAAGAAATGGGAAAGCTTTCACGGCGGCGGGGCCAGCCCCGTCACCGCAAGCAGCATTTTTCAGCTGGCCTACTCCCACGGATGGAGCGGCCCCGCAGGCCACGCTCTGGACTGGAACGATGATATTTCTGCCGGCACCAGTACGCAAACCGAGGGCCGTCTGGTAGACCCGCGCTGGGTGGAAGCCCACGAGCTGACTTTGCCCGCAGAGTGGCACCCCGCCGACCAGCTCAAGCGCTACCTGCAAGCCCTGTTTGAGCCGGATGAATATGTGGCCTATGTGACCGAAAGCTTTATGGCCGCCGACCGCCGCCGCCCTGCAAAAGGCAGCTGGACCCGCACCGCAGGGCAGCTCATCACCGAGCTGGATGCCTGCGGCGGCGACCTCGGCAAGGTGGTGGGCGACTGTGATCCTGAAGTAGGTGCATGGATCTGCTTCAACCCTGTGGACGGCACCGGACGCAAGGATGCCAATATTACTGCCTACCGCTACGCCCTCGTGGAGTGTGACAACATGGAACTGGGCAAGCAGCAGGCCATCATCAAGCAGCTGGAACTGCCCTGTGCGGCGCTGGTCTACTCCGGCGGCAAGAGCGTCCACGCCATCGTCAAGGTGGATGCCCCGGACTATGCCGAGTACCGCAGGCGGGTGGATTACCTCTACGCCGCCTGCCAGAAAAACGGCCTGACCATCGACCAGCAGAACCGCAACCCTTCCCGCCTTTCCCGGATGCCCGGCATCCCGCGCGGTGACAAACGGCAGGTGCTGCTGGAAACGAACATCGGGAAATCCTGCTGGGATGAGTGGCGGGACTGGCTGGAAGCGGAGACGGATGATCTGCCCGACTGGCACACCAGCAACGATTTTTCCAATATCCGCCCGCTGCGCGAACCGCTCATTGAAAATGTGCTGCGAAAAGGCCACAAGATGATGATTGCAGGCCCTTCAAAAGCCGGCAAAAGTTTTGCTTTGATCGAGCTGTGCATCGCCATTGCTGAGGGCACCACATGGCTGGGGCATTTTAACTGTGCACAGGGAAAAGTTCTGTATCTAAATCTGGAACTCGACCCGGATTCCTGTATGCACCGGTTTCAGGATGTTTACAATGCACTTGGCCTCCCTCCAGCACATTTTAACCAGATCGCCATCTGGGACTTGCGCGGCATTCCGGTGCAGCTTGACAAATTAGCTCCAAAGTTAATCCGCCGGGCAAAAAAGCAAGGTTTCACGGCAATCATCTTCGACCCTATCTATAAGGTGCTGACCGGTGATGAAAACTCTGCAGAGCAAATGGCGAAGTTCTGCGGCCAGTTCGATAAGGTATGCCATGAACTGGACTGCGCCGTGATCTACTGCCACCACCACAGCAAAGGTGCCCAGGGCGGCAAGCGCAGCATGGACCGTGCATCCGGCTCCGGCGTGTTCGCCCGCGACCCGGATGCCATGCTGGACATGACCGAGCTCACCCCCACCGATGCCATCCGGGAGCAGCTACATAACAAAGCCGCCTGCCGGGTCATCAAGGCCATGCTGGACAAGCGCGGTCATGCGGATGCCTACGGCTTGGATGATACCCTCAGCCGCAGCCGGATGCTGGCCATTGCCAAAGAACACCTTGGCCTTGCCGACCTGCGGGCCATCGATGCCGAAGTGGCCGCCGCCCAGAAGCAGGCCGACAGCATGACCGCATGGCGCATCGAGGGCACCCTGCGCGAGTTTGCCCGCTTCGACCCGGTGAACCTCTGGTTCGACTACCCCGTGCACAAGCCGGACACCGGCCTGCTGGAGGACCTGCAGCCGGACAGCGATTTCAAAACGCTGGGCAGCCGCGGTGCATCCAAGCGCTGGGGCGATAAAGTCAAAGTGACCAAGGACAAAAAGGCCGAACTGGACACCGCCTTTGAAGCCTGCATGATGGACGGCGAAGTTACCGTCTATGCGCTGGCCGAGTACATGGACCTGAAGCCCCGTACCATCAAGACCCGTTTGAAGGACGATGGACGGTTCTGGATTGATGGCGAGAAAGTGGGACGCAAGGAACCCGGCAGCGCGGGTTAAACATTTTGTAATAGCTTCAATTACAGCTTGTTGTAAAAATGCAGAAATAGCCGCTATTTTGCACGACAGGAAAAACTGCAATTTTGCAGTTATAGCCGCTATGACTGCAGATTTTGCAGTGCAAAATAGCCTATATATAATAGCTAAAACTGCAACTGCAATTGTGATGGGGCATCCCGAAGGATGGGGCGTACACAGCCCCCATCCATTCGGGGAACCCTCCCCATCACGTTGGCGCTAAAACCTGAAAAAAAGAAAAACGAGGTGAACCCCATGTACATGCAATTCTTTATCCCCATGCAGCCGCCCACCACCACCCACAACGCAAAGCAGCTGCACGCCTACATGAAGGGCGGGCAGCCGCACGCGGTGCTCCACGACAGCCCGGAACTGAAACAGACCCGTGCCAAGCTCCACGCCCATCTGGCACCCCACGCGCCGGAAAAGCCCATCCCCGCAGGCCGTCCGGTGCGTCTGCTGGTCAAGTGGTGCTTCCCTGCCGAGGGCCGCAAAAACGGCAGCTGGCGCACCGCAAAGCCGGACACCGACAATCTGGAAAAGGCCCTCAAGGACGAAATGACCCGCCTGCACTTCTGGGCCGATGACGCGCAGGTGTGCAGCGAGATCGTGGAGAAATTCTGGTCGGATCCCTGCGGCGTGTTCGTCCGGGTGGAGGAACTGTAAATGACCTACGAAGAGAAAAAGGCATGGCTCTGGCGGTACCGGACGGCCAAGCGGTTCGAGCTGCTCAAACTGGACGAGCTGGCCATGCTGCAGACCGATGCCACCCACACCACCCAGCGCTTTTCCCCTGTGCCGGGCGGCAGCGGCGACGGACAGGCTCTGCCCCGCAGTGTGGAACGCATCGACGAGGCCCGCCGGGCCGCTGAGGCGCAGTCTGCCGTGTGCGACACCATCCGGGCCGAGATCATGGAGGTGTTCAGCCAGCTGGACGATGAGGTGGATTTCATGATCCTGTTCCGGCGGTACATCCTGCTGGAGGACTGGCCGGACATCGCGATCAACATCCGCAGTTCCCGCAGCCAGATGTTCCAGCGCCACAGCGCGGCCATAAAAAGACTGGATATCAAAAGTCCGGACTGAACCGGAGCGAACCGGACTTGATAATACTGTCAACCCCTGCTAAAATTTAAAATGCCAGAGCCCGCAGGAAAGACTTACTCCCTTCATCCCTGCGGGCTTTGTGCTGCCCGGCTGACACATAGGATCACCTTTCCCGACCAACAGCCTGAATGTACCAGCCGGGTTTCTTTGTTATATCCTGCCGTTCGGATCTTCCGGGCGGCTTTTTGATTTTACGGCAAGAGAGGTGGTGACGTGGCCAACGAAGAAAATCTCATCCCGTTCAACGAACGAACGGAGAGCGAACAGAGACAGATCGCCCAGAAGGGCGGCATTGCTTCCGGTGCGGCCCGCCGCCGCAAGCGCAGCATGAAAGAAGCCGCCGACTACTATCTCAGCCTGCCGGAGACCGACCGCCGCCGGGTGAATGCCCTGCTGAGGGATGAGGTGGACAATGAGGACATCGACAATCAGATGTCGGTGGTCATGGGCATTACTGAAGCCGCCAAGCGCGGTGATGCCCGTGCCGCCGGGGTGCTGCTGAAGATGCTGGGCGAGGAGACTGTGCAGGAGGACCCGGCAGCGGATGCACTGGAAGCTGCCCGTAAGCTGCTGGGAGGTGTGGACAGTGCCATTGACTGAGTTTCAGCAGGAGTTCCTTCGCAATTGCTCCCACCGCTGGAACGTCAAGACTGGGGCCACCCGCTCCGGCAAGACCTATCTGGACTGCGCTGTTACCATCCCCAAGCGCATCTGCGCGGCCCGGGACGAGGGCCTTTGCGTCATGCTGGGCAACACCCTCGGCACGCTGGAGCGCAACGTGCTGGAGCCCATGCGGGCCCTCTGGGGTCCGGAGCTTGTGGGCGTGGTGCGCACCTCGGCGTCCGGCAACATCGTGCAGCTGTTCGGCCGCAAGGTGTACGTGCTGGGCGCCGACAACAAAAAGCACATTGCCCGCATTCAGGGCGCAGCCTTCGAGTACGCCTATGGGGACGAGATCACCACATGGGACGAGGGCGTGTTCCAGATGCTCAAGAGCCGTCTGTCCTGTCCGCACAGCCATTTTGACGGCACCTGCAACCCGGATAACCCCCAGCACTGGTTCAAGCAGTTTCTGGACAGCGACGCGGACATCTACTGTCAGGCCTACACCATCGACGACAACCCCACTCTGCCGCCGGAGTTCGTGGCTCAGCTGAAAAAGGAGTACGCGGGCACGGTCTACTATAACCGCTTCATCCTCGGCCAGTGGGCTGCAGCGGGCGGCATCATCTACCGCCCTTTTGCAGACAGCATTGCCGCCGGGGATGGGCGTTTCCTCTGGCCTGCGGACAAACCCTGCCGCCCGTGGCGTATCCACATCGGGGTGGACTTCGGCGGCAACGGCTCCCGGCACGCATTCGTGGCCACCGGCATTCTGCCCTACTACGCGGGGGTCGTGGGTCTGGCATCCGCCCGCATCGACCCGAAGAATCAGGACGCTGACTACCTTGCCGCGCAGCTGATCGATTTCTGCACCGCCGTGTTCGCGCGGTACGGCGAGATCCACTATATTTTCTGCGACAGCGCCGAACAGACGCTGATCAACCACATCCGCACCCGGCTGCGGGCCAGCCCGCTTTCCTGGCTGGCCGACCGGGTCAACAACTCCGCCAAGATCCAGATCATCGACCGCATCCGCCTGACGTCCATCCTGATGGGCGGCGGGCGCTTTTGGTATATGCCGGAAGCCGCCACCCTGCGGGACGCCCTTGCCAGCGCCCTGTGGAGCCAAAAGCACCCCGGTGTGGATGAACGTCTGGACGATGGAACCACCGACATTGATACATTGGATGCCTTCGAGTACACCATCGAACGCGATTACAGGAGACTGACTGCAAGATGAACGTTGCCGCTTTTATTGAATACCTGAACAAAACCCAGGGCTGGCAGATCGACGCCTCCTATTATGCCAAAATTGAAAAATGGCGGCAGTGGTGGCAGGGCTATGTACCCAGCGTGCATAATATCAAGATCACGCGGGAGGACGGCGAACACAAGCGCCGCCGGGCGTCCCTGCGGATGCCCAAGCGCGTGTGCGAGGACTGGGCAAATCTGCTGCTCAACGACAAGACCACCTTCCAGATCGGCGACGCAGCCACCGCTGCCTACCTGCTGGGCAGCGATGAACAGCAGACCGGGGGCCTTTTGCGGCAGCTGCATTTCTGGGAGAACGCCAACAAGCTGGTGGAAAAAGCCTACTGGTCCGGCACCGGGGCCTTCGTACTGAGCGTGGAGGGCATCAAGGGCACAGACGGCCAGCTGGAAGCAGACCCGGATGCCCGCATCGTACTGGACTACGACCCGGCATCCTGCATCCTGCCCATCAGCGTGGAGCGCGGCATCGTGACCGAAGCCGCATTTGTATCGGAATGTCTGATAGACGGCAGGCCCTGCGCCTATCTGCAGACCCACACGGTCAGGAACGGCAGCCGCACCATCACCAACGAATGGTATGAAGTGACAGACGACATCTCCGGCACGCCGAAATTCGCGAAGATCACCGAGGACAAAACCCCGCCGGGCACGGTAAAGAGCATCACGGTCAGCGGCTCACCGGCATGGTTCAGCCTGTTCAGCCCGGCGGCTGCCAAGAACATCGACGGCGGTACGGGTCTGGGCATGGCCGTGTTCGCGGAAGCTCTTGACGCCGCGCAGGGCGTAGACCTTGCCTTTGACAATTACCGGCAGGACCTTTACCTTGGCGGCAAGAAGATCTTCTACGACCGCAGCCTGTGCAAGGTGGTGATCGGTGCCGATGACCAGCCGCATTACATCCCGCCCGACGACATGAGCGCACAGCAGTTCTTCTCGCTGCCCGGCAAGGAAGCCAGTCTGGATGCCGCGCCGGAGTGGCACGAGTACAACCCGGATCTGCGCACCGAGGACAACCACCGGGCCGTGCAGGATATGCTGGATCTGTTCAGCTTTAAGTGCGGTCTGGGCTGTCACCGGTACAGCTTTGAGCTGGGCAAGGTGGCCACTGCCACCGAGTACACCGGCAGCCGGCAGGACCTTGTGCAGATCGCCAACAAGAACCAGATCCCCATTGAAACGGCGCTGATCGGCATTCTGCGGGCCATCCTGTGGGCGGCAAAGAACCTGCTGGGCGCACCGGTAGACCCGGAGACCAGCATCTCGGTCAACTGGGACGACAGTTACATCGTCAGTGAGCAGGAACGCACAAACCAGCTGCGGGAGGACGCCATTGCGGGCCTTGTGCCCCGCTGCCGCTACCTCGCCGCCCGGTACGGCCTGAGCGAAAAGGAAGCCCACGCATGGGCCGAGGAAGCTAAAGTGGACAGCCACACTGACGAAGCCCTCACCTTCGGGGGTGCCTGATGCTGCCGCCGTCTTATCTCGACCAGATGCCGGATGCCTTTGTGCAGCTCTGGCAGCAGGTCGAAGAGCAGATCCTGCAGGACGTCGCCAGGCGCATTGGCAAGATGGACGCCGTGACCCCCACCGCAAACTGGCAGCTGTGGCGCTACCAGCAGACCGAGGCGCTGCGCAACGACGTGGTGAAGCTGCTGGCGAAGTACACCGGCAAGAGCGAAACGGCCATCCGCAAGCTGCTTTTGCAGGCTGCGACCGAAGCCATGGAGCGTGAAGATGCGATCTATTACCACTACGACATGGAGCCGACCCCCTTTGAAGAGAGCGCCGCCCTGAACAATTTGCTGGATGCCGGTGCGCGGCAGACTTGCGGCACGTGGCAGAATCTGACCGCCACCACGGCAAACACCGTCACAGGGGCCTTTGAGCGCACGCTGGACGCTGCATGGCTCAAGGTGAGCACCGGTGCCTTCGACTACAAAACCGCCGTCAAACAGGCCGTGGACAGCCTTGCAGACGACATGCCAATGGTCACATACCCCAGCGGCCACAAGGACAGCATCGAGGTGGCCGCCCGGCGTGCCATCCTGACTGGCGTGAACCAGACAGCTGGCAAGCTGCAGGTGGCCCGCATGGACGAAATGGGCTGCGAATTTGTGGAGACGACCGCCCACGGCGGTGCCCGTCCTTCTCATGCAGAGTGGCAGGGCAGGCGCTTCCATCGCGGTGGTGCGGTGGACTACAAGGGCAGGCACTACCCGGATTTTGAAGCCGCCACCGGCTACGGCACCGGCGCAGGCCTTTGCGGCTGGAACTGCCGCCACACCTTTTTCGCGGTGTTCCCGGAGCTGGGCGACCCGCCCCAATGGACACAGGAGCAGCTGCGGGAGCTGAACGCCCGGGACATCGAGTGGAACGGCAAAAAGTATACCGCCTACGAGATATCACAGATGCAGCGTGCCCGGGAGCGGAACGTCCGCCGCTGGAAAAAGCGGTATCTGGCCGAGGATGCTGCCGGGCTGGACACCACCGACAGCGCTGTGCGCCTGAAAGCGGCCCGCCAGAGCCTGAAAGACTTTACGCAGGCCACCGGCGGCCGTGTGGACAGCGCCCGCACCAGCGTACCGAAGTTCGGCAGGAGCGAAGCCAGCAGAGCAAGCGCTGCTGTTCGTCAATTGCCTGTGAGAGAATCACGCCAGCAATTCCGCGACAATGTTTACATTCTTCCGCCTATAAAGGGAGATGCTGTTACTCACCGCAGTGTTTACAACGACTTGAACCGTTCCGAAATTGGCAAGAAAACATTGGAGTGGATCAACAGCGGTAAATATAACATCGAGATCAACTACACCACGGAGGTTTCCCGGAATCTTCTTGGAAGAAACCGTGGCCGCAACGTGGTCGTTTATGCAAACAATACCCGCACCGTAAAGCGCACCACCGAAACGTTGATTCATGAAATGACCCATGCACACTATGACATCGGCGGTTCCCAATGGGCAGAAGCCCAATGTATTTCCGCTGAGTGGATGCACCGTAAAGGTACGTTGACAGTCTCAGACTTACGTGCTATAGTTAAATTGACCAAAGAATTGTATGAAGATTATTCGTGGAGGTGATTTTAGTGATTTCGAATGACGAAGACCGGCTTATTACTCGGTTGCTGAACGGTGAAACGGTTCACTGCCTGACCTGCAAGACAGGGATTTATATTCCGGCAGGGAAAAAAATTCCCGATGATGTTTCCAAATGTCGCTGCTTTGTTTGCAACAGTTGCAAGGAGCGCATCAATATCAACTGAACCACGATGCACACGCACCGTGGTTTTCTTTTACCCATTTTTCAGGAGGTACACTATGGTTACTACGGTTCTTGTTGTTTTGATGATCCTTGCGCTGCTGGAGATCGTTCTGCTGAACGGTGCCCGGCTGTTCTTCATGATTGCATCCGCCGTGCAGCAGGCGCAGGACGACAAATACACGCCGCACCCGCACCCCAAAAAGTAAGCTTTCATTCACGGAAATGCCCCATTTTAACCACTGTATGCCATCAAAAAGGCACAACAGTGGTTTTTTCATGCCGTTTTAGCTCATGTTGGCAGAGCACCGGACTTTTAATCCGGGTGTGGCGGGTTCAACTCCCGCAAACGGCACCATGCGGCGGGCGGCGCGTACCCCGCCCACGACCGAATACTGACAGAGAACAGTGTAAAAAACTGAGGTCTCACACACGAAAGGAGTTTCCACCATGAAGCGTGAAGACGTGAAGAACAAGATCCCCGGCATCACCGATGAACAGCTGAACTGGATCATGCAGGAGAACGGCGCAGACATCAACCGGGAGAAGTCTGCAGCCACCGCCCTGCAGACCCAGCTGGACAACGCAAACGCCCAGCTTAAGACCGCACAGGACGGCCTGAAAGCCTTTGACGGCGTGGACGTGGCAGGCCTGCAGGAGCAGGTCACCAAGCTGAAGGCCGACATGAAGGCGCAGGCCGAGGGCTTTGCCTTTGATAACGCGCTGGACGCCGCCATCCTGGGCAAAAAGGGCCGCAGCGTCAAGGCAGTGCGTGCTTTGCTGGATCTGGACGCCCTGAAGGGCTCTGCCGACCGCAGCACCGACATTGCCAAGGCGCTGGACGAAGCCGCCAAGGCGAACCCGTGGGCCTTTGGCGAGGCGCAGGACGGCGAAAAAAAGAACGCGGGCACCTACTCCACCGGTGCCGAACACGGCGACCCGATGCACGGCGAGGACGATGTGGACCCGGTGGAAGCGTCCTTCAAAGCCATGAACCCCAACATCAAAATTTAAGGAAAGGATGATTTTTCATGCCCCATATTGCAAGAGAGCGTTATTCTGAGCTGGTAGATGCAAAGCTGCGCGCCACCATTGTGAAGCGCGTCGGCATCATCTGCAACAACCGTTACGAAGGCAGCCCCAAGGCCGGTGCCGTCAAGGTGCCCGTCCGCGACACCGAGGTGACGGTGGCCGACTACAACAAGAAGACCGGCACTGCCATGACCCACGGCGACACCAGCTTCCTGACCGTGAACATCGACAAGGACAAGGCTGTGAACGAGCTGATCGACGGCTTTGACGCCGAGAGCGTGCCCGGCCATCTGGTGGCCGACCGTCTGGACAGCGCCGGTTACTCGCTGGCGCTGCAGATGGAGACCGACGCTTCTGCCGAGCTGGTATCCGGCGGCACCGCCATGGACAGCACTGCTGCCCTGACCAAGGCCAACATCTATGACACCATCGTGGACGCCCGCACCAAGCTGTCCGAGACCCATGTGCCCACGGATGGCCGCTGGCTGCTGGTCTCCCCTGAGACCTATGCCCTGCTGCTGAAGAGCCCGGAGTTCATCAAGGCGTCTGCTCTGGGCGACGCCGTGGTGCAGACCGGCGCGGTGGGCCGCGTGGCAGGCTTTACCGTCTTTGAGGATACCACCCTCGGCGCGAAGGTGGACTTTATCGCGGGCCACCCCAACTGGTTCACCCGCATCGAGGAGTGGAGCGAGCCGGTTGCCGTCAATGACCTGAAGGGCAGCGGCACCTTCATCGGTGCTTGTGCTGTGCAGGGCCGCAAGATCTATGCCCACAAGGTCACCAAGGCCCAGACCGTCCTCGTTAAGAGCCATGCCTAAGGAGGCCTGACCGATGCTCTACTGCACCTATGACCAGTATGCGGCTGCAGGCGGCACGGTGCCGGAAGCAGCCTTCGGGGTGCTGTGCAGCCGGGCTTCCCGCATGATCGATGCCGCCACCTTTGGCCGGGCGGAGAACCATGCCGCCGGGTGTGAGGCCTGCCGGGCAGCGCTGGCAGATGCCTGCACGCAGATCATCGGACTGTTGGCCGCTGCGTCTGCGGTGAGCGCTGTGCCGGGCGCTGCCAGCGTCTCCAACGACGGCTACAGCGTCACCTTTGGCAGCAATGCCAGTATGACCGCAGCCACCCGGCAGGAAGCCTATGAAATCATCCGCACGGCCCTCGGTGCTGACCCGCACGGCCTGCTGTACAGGGGGTGCTTCTGATGCAGACTGCTGTCACCGTGGTCAACCTTATCCGCGACATCGCCACCGAGACCGACACCCCGGAGTGCTGGGTGTTCCCCGGCTGCAGCTGGCGGGAATGCCGCTCCACGTCCGGCTCCGGCACTGCCAAGGACCCGGAGCGCACTACGCACATCCGCATTCCGGCCAGCGTGTGCACCATGGGCTATCTGCCCTACGCTCAATGGGCGGCTCTGCCTGCTGCCGAAAAGGCCAAACACTGGACCCTGAAACGCGGCTGGAAGCTGGTGCAGGGCACGGTGTCTGCCTTGACCGCCGAAGAGTATGCCAAACTCGAAAAAACACACCTGTGCTGCACCGTGTCGGCTGTCTCGGACGACCGGGAACCGCTGCTGCCGCACTGGCATGTGGAAGGGAGCTGACACCATGAGCGCACCGGTTTTTGATTTCAAGATCACCTTACGGCCCGGCCTGCAGTCGGATATGGACGCAGGCTTTGCAAAAGTGCAGTATGCGTTTTCCCAGCAGGTAGCCAAAACCGTTGACCCCTATGTGCCCTTTGACACCGGCACCCTGAAGAACAGCGTCAATCAGGCATCGGACTTCAAGAATGGTCTGCTGGTCTATAACACGCCCTACGCCCGCAGGCAGTATTATCTGCACGAGCAGGGCGCTGGACTGCACGGTGACAACCGCCTGCGCGGCTCCTACTGGGGCCAGCGGGCCATTGCCGACCACAAGGACGAACTGGAAAAGTTCGCCCACGATGCCGCAAAACAGTATCTCGGAGGTGAAAAATGAGTGAAGCCAAACCCACCATTGCCGCCCTGCGGGCGTGGCTCAAGACCTGCCCGCTGATCGCCGAGGAACAGGAAGCCACCGGCGCGGCCTTCCGCATTGCCGGACTGGAGGAAGAGGCCACCGCCTTTTCCATCGAGGACAGCCCCGGCGACCCGGTTTTGACCGAGTATCTCTCCGGGCGGGACATGGCGAAGAACTACCTCTTTTTGTCCCGCCGGGAGTGCGGCGAGGCGGACGTGCTCACCGTGCAGAACAGCGGCTTTTTTGAGCAGCTGACCGACTGGGTGATGGCCCAGAACGACTGCCACCACCTGCCTGCACTGGAAGCGCCCCGCCAGCCCCTCGGCGTGTCCGTCACCTCCACCGGCTTCATCGTCACCAGCAGCGCGGGCAGCTGCCGGATGCAGATGCAGCTGCGCCTGACCTACTATCAGCCCAGATGAAAGGAGTTTTGATATGACTGTTTCTGAAACTCTGGCTAAGCTCAAGACCGATAAGGATATCGAGCCGAAAGCCGACTACACCGGCGTAGAGCGCGCCGATGACTTTATTTTTGCCATTCAGACCAGCGCCGAGCAGAACAAGGTCGGTGACTGGATCGTATGTGCAGAGCGAGTCAAGGAGCACTCCGGTGCTCTGAACGCCACCACCGAGGACAACTCGTATATCCGCACCGGCACTGTGACCGAGAAGGGCGAGGTTCAGCGCACCTTTGCCCTGAACGGCAACCGTTGCGTGGGTGACGCTGCGCAGGATTTCCTGCTGAGCCACAAGGTCAAGTTCGGTTCCGGCCAGAGCGTGATCTTCCCCTACGTCTACTTCAGTGTCAAGACCGGCAAGGGCGAAAAGGGCCAGGCATCCTTCATCGTCACCAGCGATACCAGCGGTGCCGCCGGTGCCGCTGCAGGCTTTGCCTGCGACGTAAAGGGCATTGGCACCCCGTCGGAGTACGATTACCTGAACGACCCCGACATGCAGACGCAGGCAGCGCCCGGCAAGGCGGTCAAGGCCTGATATCCGCTTTCCCGTTCCGGTCCCGGAACGGGATTTTTTATGCCGTGAAACAGGTTTCTCCGGGGCAGTACCGGGGCACGGCGCAACGAAAGGAGCCAGAAAATGTTTATTTGTGGACAGGAATTTGAGTTTTCCATTTTGAACGCCAACGATATGGACCGCTTTGAAGATGCCAACGAACAGATGCAGCAGGCCGGCAGGGCCGAAACTGAGCGCTTCAACCATGGCGGTGTGCGTCTGGGTGACTATATGCGCGCACAGGCAAGGATCGTCATGCACTGCATCGACGAGATCCTCGGTGCAGGCGCATCCGACCGCCTGGGTCTGGACGAGAACAACGCAGCGCCTATCTACGATGTGCTGGATGCCATCAACGAGGCCTGCAAGGCTGAAAAACAGCACTACGCCGACCGTATCCCGAAGCCGCAGCCCATGAACCGCGCCCAGCGCCGGGCCGAGAAGAAAGCACGGCAGCGCACCCAGACGGCAGGCCACATCGTCAGTCAGCAGCCTGTGAGCTTCCCCGCACAGCCGCCTGCCGCTCAGATGGTGGAGCGTGTGGACAAAGCTGCCCGCCGTAAGGCCCTGCTGGCCGAACTGGCTGCTCTGGAAAATGACTGACCTGCTGACGGATGCCCTGCCTATCGTTTGGGAGGGCAGACGCATCGACCCGGATTTCCGGCATATGGTCTGGCTGCTGAACACCTACCGCCGGGCAGAAACTGACGAAGAAAAGGTCCAGCTGATGCGCGACGCAGCAGAGCGGTTCTTTGCAGAACCGGTTTCAGACCCGCAGCTGCCGGATGCTTTTGCGTCCCTGATGCGCTTTTTCCGCGGTTGTGCGGACGACGCTCCCGGTGGAGAGCCGCCGGAGGCCGATGCCGGTACCGGTGAGATCACGCTGGACTACCACTGCGATGCAGCCTATGTTCTTGGCGCATTCCAGCAGGCCTACGGCATCGATCTGACCACTGACAAGGTACACTGGTGGCGTTTTATGGCGCTGATGCAGGCACTGCCTCAGGAGACCGCGCTGTCGCAGATACTGCAGATCCGCACCACGGATACCAGCGAGATGGACCCAGCCACCCGACAGCGATACGAAGCGGCAAAGGAGCGGTACGCCCTGCCGCCGGAGCTGAAAGGAGGTGCGCGCGATGTTACCCCGCAGCAGCATGACGCCGCATTCCTCGCGCGGTTCCGCTGAGGACAGTACCCGCGTGCCGGTGCGCTGCCCGTATTGCAGCAAGCCGCTGCCTGCCTGGGCAGAAGCTTCCGCCAGCGCTCACGGTGTGTGGGTCAAATGCAAGAACCCGGCCTGCCGCCGGGAAGTAGAGATCAAGTTATAACAGCCTGTGCCCTTGTGCCCGCGCTCTTTTGGAATTGAGAGAGGTGGACACAAGTGGCATTCGATTATTCGATCACCGGCATCACCAAGCTGGATACCAGCGGCGTGACCAAGGGCATCAGCAGCATGACAGTGGCCGCCGGTAATCTGATTTCGGATTTTGTGAAATCGGCAGGCAGCCAGATGTTCAATCTGGCAAAATCGGTGGTCGGCGTTGGGTCGACCTTTGAAACAGCCCTTGCCAAAGTCGGAACCATTGCAGACACAAGCAAGCTGTCCACACAGCAGCTCAGCGACCAGATCACCGCCATGTCCGGCCAGATGGGCGTTGCCGCAACGGACATTGCCGAAGCAACCTATCAGGCCATCAGCGCCGGGCAGGACACGGCAAACGCCGTAGCTTTTGCCGGACAGGCTTCCAAGCTGGCTGCTGCTGGCTTCACTTCCAGCAGTTCGGCGGTCGATATCCTGACCACCGCGCTGAATGCCTATGGCCTGAGTGCAGATCAGGCCACCCATGTATCGGATGTGCTGCTGACCACCCAGAATCTGGGCAAAACCAGCGTGGATGAGCTTTCGTCCAGCATGGGCAAGGTCATTCCTCTGGCTGCAGCGTATGGCGTGACCGTCGAAAATCTGTCCAGTGGTCTGGCCGTCATGACCGCAAATGGTATTGCCACGGCAGAAGCCACCACCTACACCAAGTCCATGCTCAACGAACTGGGCGATGCCGGTTCTACTGTCGGCAAAATTTTGCAGAAACAGACTGGCAAGAGCTTTGCTCAGCTGAATGCTGAGGGCAAGAGCCTGGGCGACGTTCTCCAGATCTTGTATAAGAGCGTCGGCGGCAGCAGCACTGCCTTTGCAGGTCTGTGGTCGAGTGTGGAAGCAGGCACCGGCGCATTGTCTTTGGCATCCGGCGGCGCTGAACATTTCAACGATGTGCTCAGCCAGATGCAGAACAGCGCAGGCGCTACCGAGACCGCCTACGAGACCATGACCGACACCTTTCAGCACAAGGTGGAGACCATGCAGACGGCTGCCCAGAACTTCAGCATCACCCTGTATGATTCGCTGGAGCCTACTCTGGGCGATGTTGCTCAGTGGGGCACCGACTGCATCAGCACCCTGACCACTGCCCTGTCTGAGGGCGGGCCGGAAGCTATGCTGGCCGCTGCCGGAGAGATCATCTCCGATCTGGCGGCAGGCATCGCGGCACAGCTGCCCGGCCTGATGCAGACCGGCGTGGAGATCATCACTCAGCTGACCCAGAGCCTGACCAACGCCATGCCTGCCATGCTGGACACCGCAGGCGAAGTGCTAGGCACTCTGGCGCAGGGCATCATCGACAACCTGCCGGAGCTGATCGTCTGCGCAGCACGCATTATCTCCGAGCTGGTGAACTACCTCGGCGACCACGCTGACGACATCATGGATAAGGGTGTCCAATTCGTTGAGAGTATTATCACCGGCATCACCGCAGCACTGCCCCAGCTCATCACGTCGGCGGCTGGCCTGATTGCCAAATGGGCAGCTGCCCTGATCGCCCACCTGCCGGACATCCTCAAGTGCGGTGCAACTATGCTGACCACGCTGGTGGACGGTATCATCCGCAGCATCGAAAATCTGGCCGAAGCCGCCCTCGCCTGCGTAGCAAAGCTGGTGGGTGTCTGGGACGGAAACATGGACGAGTTCGGTCATATTGGTGAGAACATCGTTCAGGGCATCATCAACGGCATTGCAGGCATGTGGGGCAAGCTCACCTCGTGGGTGTCCGGCCTGATTGCCAACCTCGTTGGCACGGCCAGCAATGCCGCTGTTTCCGGCATCACCGAGGAAACCACAGATGTACCTTCCCGCAAGGGCAGCACCGTCACCGATGCCGACCGCACCCGCCGCCAAAAGCTCCACGATGAACGTGTGAAGCAGGCGCAGGAGGAAAAGGCCGCGGCCGAAGCTGCTGCAGCCGCATCCACGAACGCAACCGGCATCATCACAAACAATGCGGGTAAGGCCGCAAAGGCCACCAAGCAGGCCACTGCCACTGTAGTCAAATCCATCTCGGACACCACGACCACCGTAAAGGACGGCGTGACCCGGACGGTGGAAACGGTCAATGAGACCTTGTCCAACGGCAAAAAGCAGCAGAAACAGACCATCACCGAGACTTCCCGGCAGATGGTGGATGGTGTGCTGAAGGATGTCAAGACCATCACAGAGGTTGCTGCGGACGGCACCAAGACTGTCAAGCAGACCATGGAGGATGTCAAGGCATCCGTACAGACCACGGTCAAGGACACCCAAACCAGCATCGTGGGCGGTGCGCAGGTCACGGTGGAAAAGACCACCGAGACCCTGACTGATGGCAGCGAGCGGGTGTCCACCGTGACTACCCGCACCGGCACCGAGGTCATCGAGGGAGTAGAGCGCACCGTCAAGACCGTGACCACCAAGACCGCCGACGGTGTGGAGACCACGGTCAAGACCATTGAGGATGCCGGTCCGCAGTATGCCAGTGCCGGAGAGCTGTTGACCACTCAGCTGCGCACCAAGCTGGAAGATGGCTGGAAGAGCATCAAGAAGGACATCCAGACCGACGCGGTCGGTGCCATCAAGACCCTTGCCAACGCGCTGAAAAACGGCGATCTGGAACAGCTGGGCTTCTGGGCAGCTTCCTACTTCTGGCAGGCGTGCACGGATAAACAGAGGGAGCAGATCACGGCCATTGCGCAAGGTGCGCTGGACCAGCTCGGCAATGCGCTGTCCGGTGTTGGCAACAAGCTGGCAGCTCTTGCATCCAGTCTGGTTGCAAAGTTCGTGCCCGCTGCAACGACGGCCACCGGTGCGCAGGAGGGGCTTAACGTTGCCATGGATGCCAACCCCATCCTGCTGGTGATTTCTCTGATCGGCATGTTGGTGGGCGCACTGCTCAACTTTGCCAGCACAAACAAAAACGTCGCAAACGGCATGAACGATGTATGGTCGGGCGTGGCCGATTTCATGTCTTACATTTTTGAGGGCCTGATGTACGTCCTTGGCTTGTTTGTGGAGCAGTTTGTCATCGAGATCAATACGCTGATCGGTGCCTATAATCTCGTCGCACAGCTTTGGGACGGCCACATCGACTATGTGTCCAACCCCGCATGGGACTATGCCAAGAAGATCCAGAAGGAGCGTGAGGACCGCAAGAACGCCCGTCTCGCCAAGCAGGAGCAGGCCGAGCTGGATGCGGAGTATGCCCGTCAGTCCGGCGATGCCGAGAAAAAGCAGCTGGATGCCGAGTACGCTAAAAAGGCTGCCGAACTTGCCCGGGCGAAACTTACCGAGGATGACCCCGGTATGCTGGATGCCGAAAAGGCCGTGGCTGCTGCGGACTATAAAAAATCCGTTGCCGACCTCGAAAAGAAACTGCTGGATGCCGAGTACAAGAAGCAGTCGGCGCAGATCGGCAAAAAGACTGCTGCCGATGCAACCGCGCTGGCGGATCTGGAAAAGCAGCTTGTCGAGGCCGAGAACACCCTACGGATGGGCGACCTTGAGCGGGAACTGCTGCAGCTGGACTACGAAAAGACCCTCCGAGACCTGGAAGAAAAATACAAGCCCGGCACCCCCGCCAAGCCGGAGAAGCCTGATGCCTCGACGGACCCCGGCACCCCCGGGACTACGCCGGATAAGGATAATACCGATGCCATCCGGGACAACACCGAGGCCCTGCTGGCCGCAAACAGCAAGCTGGCCGAGATGGTGCGGCAGGCAGACAGTCTGGTGCTGTCGGACAACATGGCCATCTCTCGCAGTGTGGCCGCTTCCGGCACGGCAAAGGTGGCCGCAGCCGCCAACCAGTACCACCGGGAGGGCGACACCAACATCACCCAGAACATTTACAGCAAGGCCCAGACGGCGGCAGACCTCCAGCGGGAAGCACGCTGGGAAGCCGACCGGGCCAAGGCCCAGAAACGATGAAAGGAGGGCTCTGAATGCCATTTCGCAAAGACCATTTGCGGCTCGTGACGGATGCCGGGGCCGCTCTCGACATCGGGTGGGACTACGGCACGCCCTACTCCCTCGATCCCATCAATGGTGTGAACGTAGATCTGCAGACCGCACAGGGCGTGAACCAGATCGGCAACACGGTGGAGAAACAGAGCGTGGCCGGGGTGAGCCGTGAACTCATCATCCACTGCCACAGCCCCCACGGCGATGCGGATGCCGCCCTGCTGCTGGAAAAACTCCCCTACTTCACCAGCGGCACCATGTACTTTGAGGACAAGTATTTCTGCCGCTTTGTGCTTTCCAAGACCCCCTACACAAAGAGCATCCACCCATACCCGGTCCTTGACATGATGTTCTTCTGCCCGAAGCCCTTCTGGTACGATCTGACCGCTCAGAGCTTCTGCATCAACGGCTTTGTGCCCAGCTTCAGGCTGCCGGTCAACTATTCCAAGCCCCACCGGTTCGGCGTGCGCACCTCGTTTGGCTGGCAGAACGCGGTCAACCCCGGGGCGCTGGCTGTACCCTTCACGGCCACCCTCAAGAGTGACGGTGCGGTGGTCAACCCCTGCGTGCTGAACATCATCACGGGCCAGAGCATCCGCATCCTGACCACCCTGACCCCGGGGCAGGTCATCGAGATCTACCGCACCACCACCGACAAGCTGGCCGTCAAGCGGACAGAGGACGGCACGGAGGAGAACATCTTCTCCCTGCTGGACGAGGACAGCGACCTGCTGGAGCTGGCTCCCGGAGACAACCTGCTCAAGGCCACCGCCGACAGCGGCGAGACCCTCATGCAGGTCACGGTGCAATTTTATCCCATGGTTTCAGGCATTCTGCCGGAGGTGATTGCATGACGCTGGATGTTTTGGATGAGACGACCCTTGCCCGGCTGGGCCGGGTGGAGGTCTGGGTGAGCCTTTACTGGGACGAGCCCTACAACACCGAGGGTGAGTTCACCCTCGAAGTCAGACCCACCGAAGAGAACCTGTCCCTGCTGCGGGAGGGCCGCTGGCTGCGCCGCAGTGACAGCGACGTGCCCATGCGCATCTGCCACCGGAGCAACGAGAACACCGACAGCAATCTAGTGGTCACCGGCTTCCCGGGAACGTGGATCTTCACCAAGCGGGTCTGCACCGTCATCGTGAAGAGCGAGAACGCGGAGCAGGCCATGCGCAGGCTGGTCAATTCCATGGAGCCGTGGCCCAAGCTGGAGCTTGGAGAGCTGGTGGGCTTTGACACCACCTACACCGCACAGACCTCCGGCGGCAGCATCATGGACTACCTGATGACCATCGGCGCGGCCTGCGACCTAGGCTTCCGGGTACGACTGGCAGGCAAGAACGCAGATAAGAAGCTGCTGTTCGAGGTCTACCGGCCCACCGCCGACCCCAACAACAGGTTCAGTACCAAGTGGGGCAACCTGACCGGGGCCAGTTGGGCCTTTGGGGACAGCGACTATGCCAACGTTGCCGTTGTTCAGGGGGCCGGTGAGGGCGATGCCCGGGCCACCGTGACCGTGGGCCTGACGGATGCCACCGGAGCCGACCGGCGGGAGCTCTATGTGGATGCCCGGGACGTGCAGCCGGACGAGGAAAAGGGCGAGAGCAACAAGAGCGAAGCCTACCTCGAGCGGCTCATGGCCCGGGGCACCAACAAGCTGCTGGAACAGCTGCGCACCGGCTCCATTGAGCTGACCATCGATGCCGAGGGGCTTTCCCCCGGCGACGTGGCCTTCTGCACCATCCCGGAGCTGGGCTACAAGGCCACCGTCCGGGTGGCCGATGTCATCACCCAAAGCCAGAGCGACAGCACCACCCGCACCGCGCGGCTGGGCACACCGGTCTGGCGCAAGCTGTAAGGAGATGATCTTTTGAGCAAAATCGTTTTATACCCCGCCGACGGCTACGACTTCGATGCCGCAGACGTGGCGGCCTACCTTGCGGGCCTCACCAGCGGTGTGTTCAGCTCCGCTGAGGACTTCCCGGTGACAGCCGCAGACGGGCTGAAGGTCACCGTGGGCGCGGGCCGTGGCTGGGTGCACCCCAGCCGTTTCACCGGCTACTCCATCACAAAGCAGGAGGCCGATACCCTGACCCTGCCGCTGGCCGACCCGTCTCTCCCCCGCATCGACCGCATCGTCATGCGCTATGATGCCGGTGCCAGAGCCGCCAGCCTGCAGGTGCTGCAGGGCACGGCATCCAGCACACCCACGGCCCCGGCCATCTCCCGCACTGAGCTGATCTACGACCTCTGCCTTGCCGAGATTACCCGCCCGGCAGGCTCCACCGCCGTCACCACCGGCCAAATCACCGACACACGGCTGGACGAGAAGCTCTGCGGCATCGTGCGGGACGGCGTGACCGGCATCCCCACCGACGAGCTGCTGGCCGCTGCCAGGGAGCGCATCAACGCACTGGAGGAGAAAGCCACCACCAGCGCCGCCAGTGCTCAGGCCAACGCAAAGAAAGCCGAAGCGGCGCGAGATGATGCCAATACCAGCAAAACCGCAGCTGCTGACAGTGCAGCAGCCGCAAAAAAAGATGCCCAGACAGCATCCAGCGCGGCCAGCACTGCCACAGGTGCGGCAAGCGCAGCAAAGACCAGCGAGACCAATGCGGGCACAAGCGCATCCAATGCGAAGGGCAGCGAAACAAAATCCGGTGAATACCTGCAGGCCACAAAGGAATATTTCGAGCAGGTGCGCACCATTACGCTGGGCGCGCAGGGCTGGTATGAGACCTCAGACGCCCTGACTGCTGCGGTGCCCGTGGGTGAAAACGGCTGGTGGGCTGTGGTGGGCACCACGGACAGCATCTGGGTATGGGACCGCGACACCAATGCCTGGCGTGACAGCATTGTGACGGTAAACATGAGCGACTACTACACCCGCACGCAGGTGGATGAAAAGCTGACTGACAAAGCAAACAAGACCGCCGATGACCTGAACACGATGATCAACGCGCTGACCACCGGTGCTTCGACCCCTACTGATGCGGACTACTATGTGAGCCAGTATGTCGGCGGCGGAAGCACAACGACCACCTACCACCGTCGGCCCATGAGTGCACTGTGGACCTACATCAAGAGCAAGGCAGACTCTGTGTTTGCGGCCAAGAGCCACACCCACAACTATGCCGGTTCCGATTCTGCGGGCGGCTCGGCCAACAGTGCCGTCAAACTCGATACCGCAACCGCGGGCAGTGCGACGAAACCGGTATATATCATCGGTGGCAAGCCGGTGGCCTGCACTTACTCGCTGGGCAAGGATGTACCGGCCAACGCCGTTTTTACTGACCACACTTACGCCAAGATGACCGCCTCCACTGCCAGCGCGGCTGGCAAAGAGGGCCTTGTGCCTGCACCCGCAGCCGGTGCACAGGGTAAATTTTTGCGCGGGGATGGGACGTGGCAGGCCGTTGCGACCAGTGGCCTGTCTGCATACCCTGTCGGCAGCATCTACCAGAGCACCAACTCCACCAGCCCTGCCGCCCTGTTTGGCGGCACATGGGAGCAGATCGCATCGGAGCGCGTGCTGATGGGTGCCAGCAGCAGCCACAAAGCGGGCACCACCGTGAATGCCGGACTGCCGAACATCACGGGTACGGCCAATGGCGGCGTGTTGTCCATGGTCACTCCAAGTAGTGATGGGGCTTTTGGGGGTAAATACTATGACACTAGTTCCAGGCACGGCGGTGGAGACAGGGGTGATTGGTTTAGCACTTATAACCGCACTTTTGACGCTTCCAAATCGAACCCGATCTACGGTGCAAGCAATACCGTGCAACCCGCCGCCTACTATGTTTACATCTGGCACCGCGTGTCATGAGAAAGGAGGTTTTGAGCGATGATCCCTGTGACATTTGACACTGTGGCAACATTGCAGTTTGGCAGTGAGGGTCACCCGACCAGTCTGCACTTCGCCATCCCGAAAGAGTGGAAAACCTGCAAAATCAGACTCCACCTGCGGCGCAGCAACGGTAGCTTTGTGCCCCCGATGCAGCTGGACGAAAATGGGTGCGTAAAAGTAGACCGCCGTGACTCCGGAAAGACCGGCGGACAGTGGATGCTGTCGGCTGAAAGTCCTGACGGAAAAGTATCTTACTCGCGAATCGGCAAATATGTGACCCCCATGGAGGTGACACAATGAAGATCCTTGACGAGACCGGCGCGGTCGTGGAAAACCCCGACCTGACCCTTGGCTACCTGACCACCAGCACCGAAGAAGTCACCCACCCCGCCGTGGAAGGCGTGGAGGAAGTGAACCACTACGAGACCGTAGCGGAGTATCCCAACGGCGGCAGGGATGTGCGGAAGGTCATCGACGTGCCGGGCGTGCCTGCGCAGGCCGCATGGACCGAACAGGTGCCGGTGCAGAGATACATCCGCTACACCGCCGAAGAGCTTGCGGCACAGGAGCAGGCGAAGAAGGATGCCGAAGAGCGGGAGAAACTGCCCAAGACGGTGAAGGCACTGCAAAAAGAAAACGAGATGCTCAAGCAATGCTTGCTTGAAATGAGCGAGATTGTCTATGCATAAAATCACACAAAAAATCGAAAGGATGGTACTTATGATGGCTATGTTATGGGCGCAGGAAATCATGTCCGCTGAGACCGTGGAGGACGCAAAGGCTCTGTACGAGCGTTGCCCCCGCCTGCTGAAGGAAAAGGTCAAGGCAATTCTTATCAAGAGCGGCTTTGAGGAAATCACGCAGTAAGGAGGACGCTGAGGACAAGGCAGATCAGGAGCTGGAAGAGAACGTGAAAATCGGGGCCTGACCCCGTGAAAGGACGTGATACATATGGCAATCAAACAGTACAGTTTGAAGAATGATGGTGCAAAGCAGCTCTCTCCCGCATTCCGTGTGCGTGAGTTCCGCTGCCGCGACGGCACCGACACCATCCTCATTGACGAGGGCCTTGTGGTGCTGCTGCAGTGCATCCGGGAGCACTTCGGCAAGCCGGTGACCATCACCAGCGGCTACCGCACGGCCAGCCACAACACCAAGGTGGGCGGCTCAAAATCCAGCCAGCACCTGCTGGGCCGCGCTGCAGACATTCAGGTGCAGGACACCGACCCGCTGGCCGTTGCCGCCTACGCTGAAAGCCTGATGCCCGGCTGGGGCGGCGTGGGCCGCTACCCGGTCAAGGCAGGCCGTGCAAAGGGCTGGGTGCACGTGGACACCCGCCCGAACAAAAGCCGGTGGACACTGTGAGGAGGTGGCGCATGAAAGATTATTTTTGCATGGCAATCGGCGCGATCGGCGGCGTGATTGCCGGTCTTTTTGGCGGCTGGGATGCCGCCCTGCAAACGCTGGTGATTTTTATGGCCATCGACTACATCACCGGCCTGATCGTGGCCGGTGTATTCCACGCATCGCCCAAGACCAAAAGCGGCACGCTGGAAAGCCGCGCAGGCTGGAAGGGCCTGTGCCGCAAGGGCGAAACGCTGCTGATCGTGCTGGTGGCCTGCAGGCTGGATGCCGTGATAGGTTCCACCCTTGTGCGGGATGCCGTTGTAATCGGCTTTATCTGTAACGAGACCATTTCCATCATTGAAAACGCGGGCTTGATGGGACTGCCGATCCCGGCAGCGATCACCAAGGCTGTGGACATTTTAAAGCAGCGCTCGGAAACCGAGCAGAAAGGATAAGCTCTTATGAATGAATTTCTGAAAGTCGCACTCACTGCCTGCATCCCCGCAATGACCGTCATTTTTGGCTGGGGCCTGAACAAGGGTGTCAGCATTGCAAACGGCTACATCAACAACAAGTTTGCGCAGACCTGTCTCCAGAATGCCGCCAACGCGGTGTTCAACGCCGTCCAGTATGTCAACCAGACCTACGTTGATGCCCTGAAGGAACAGGACAAGTTCGACGAGGATGCGCAGCGCATTGCCTACAACCGCGCACTGACCGCAGCGAAGAAAGCCCTGACGCAGGAGACCATCACGTTCATCAAGGAGACCTTTGGCGACCTCGACAGCTACCTGAAGCCGATGATCGAAGCGCAGGTGCGCAGCCAGAAGACCTCTATGTGA